CGAAAATATACAAACGTATACATTATATGTAAGAACAACATAAGTAAGATTTTATCTATCGCAAACCTTGTATATACAGGGAAGATAAGATTTAAATAAACTCTAAATAGAGATTGAACAAACAGAGGTACATATGTCATCCACCATTAAAATCAAACGGAGCAATACGTCTGGTAATGCTCCTGACACCAACAATATCGTAGAAGGCGAACTAGCCCTCAACACCGCAGATGGAGTTCTTTACTCTCGTGGTGGTAATGATATATTCGAAGTCGGATCAAATCTGACCAACGCAGATGTTGACGCTTTGCTCGTCAACGATTCCGCTCAGATAAACGGAAAACTAGAAGTATCTCCGTCTACCGCATCAGATACTATCTCTCTAGGTTCTACTAATACAACAGGTACTATCACTGTTGGTAAAAGTCAGGATTCAAATACAATTAACATTGCTGGCGGCACATTAGCAGGAAATGCGGTTCAAACAATTAATATTGGGAGAGAAGGCGGCCCTGCAACTACTAATACTTTAATAAATATTGGAACCACCTATGGTACTACTGATATTACAGGTGGTCTTACAGTTGATAACTTTTTTGGAGATATCAATTTAGGATCAACAACAAGTTCAGGTGACATAAATATCGGCAGAGGTGTTTCAACTTATTCAGTTTCTTTAGGTTCTGGTACTACTTCTGGGTCGCAAACCAAAACAATCGATATTGGGGGCAATATAGCTACTGGTGGTACTAGTAATATTAATATCGGTACTACAAACATAAATGCTACATCAACTCAAAATATTAATATAGGTTCAGGCATTAATGGTAGTGGCATCCCACACAAAATAACACTTAAAAATGCAGTAACGTTAGATCAACCCACAGATGGAGATGGAGCTACAGAGGTTTACAATTTTCAAGTTAATGGTAAAGGTGCCTCCAGCGATAACTTCAATATTGCTAGCACCAGTGGAACAAACATTATTCATGAGCTTTATATACCTCAACCAGCAGCTGGGCCAAAAAGAGCAATATTAGATTTTAATATGAACTATATTGTCCAAAGTACTTCTAGTTCGAGCAGACTGATTACTGATTATAATGTGGGTATACAACTAAAATCAAAAGGGACATCTACTGAGTCTGTTAATATAGGGCCAGGGACATTTGTAAGTTCTCCAGCACAGTTCACCGGCTTGTGGAGATTCAGCGGAGATCTGCGAGATGTATTAATGGTTGGTTTAGGTAAGTTTGGGAATAGCGCTAGTGGAGCTTCATACCCTTTCTACTCTTCGAATATTTATTATGTAGCATCAGAAGATAAAACTTATATAAGAGTATCCAGTATGTTTCATTATAATAATTTTGGTGGTGCCACCAATCTTTCTGCTGGACAAACTACAAGTTTTGATTGTTATTACAATGTTACAGGATTTATAGGTTCTGGTCTCTGGCATACAGAAATGAGGGCGCTTAATTTTGCTTATGTAAGAAAACACACGATACAACCTTTATCTCATTTTATGGATCAAATAAGGCATAAGGTAGTGTTCCCTAAGACAAGTTTAAATCGTGAAGTAAGGATTCAATTTAAATACTATACAACCCAACCAACTAGTTTATCAGGCACCGACAAAATAACAGCTCTTGACGGCACAATAATGTTAATAGGATGTAAAGACCCATCATGATAGAAATAGGATACACTTCATTAAATTTAGAAACTTCGGAACAAGAAGATACCATACATCTAAGAATAGAAACAGGTTGGTCAGACGCTATGGTTGAATTTGAAACTTTAAGAGAAAGTAAAAGAGGAGATTCTACAATTGTCCATTTTTTCGTACAACATCTGAGTACGGACAATGAGTGGATCAGAGACACTCATGGAGACCCTCTTTAGTTAAAGACTACATACATATAATATCATCATTAAACAATTAGGAGATTGAGATGAGTAGTAGAAAATGGTTAGATAATGCTTTTTGGGAAGCACCAGATACCAAAGATGACGTGACTTGCATTTTGCAAATCATTGACGATGAAGATAAAAAAGTCGAACAGGTAATGCGACTTAAAAAATTCACCAAGTCGGGGAATTTAAATTCGGATTTTGAAGAACTTATTGAAGTTCTAGGCGAAGACCTTATCACCAAAAACACCGAAGAACGTCTAACAAGAAAGAAAGCCGAAAAAGAAGAGAAAAAAATTCGTGACATTGAACACGAAAAGGCACGTGCGTTAGAGAAACTTTTTGGGTATAAAATGGAAGCCTTTGAAGTTGAAGAAATAAAAAAATGTAAAAATAGAAAACTCAAGGCAAAACTTAGACGTGCTAAAAGCAAAGTTGAAGTTGATCTATATGCAATGATGATTCTTCAAGAATACATTGCTAATGAGGAGAAAGAGAGTGCCGAAGAAGAAACAAAAAAGTAAAGGTTTTTTAGTTGTTGCTTCTCGCAAGAGATCTTTTTACATCTACGCTACCAACCTAATAGATTCTATTAGAGACTACTACGAGGACGCCAATGTTACATTGGTGTGTGAAGAGTGGATGATCGATGATTACGGTAGAGAATTAGCTGACAATATTATAATTTGTGATGATCACTACCGTGCCAAACTATGGGGCATGGCTCAATCTCCTTACGACATCACAATGTATATTGATGCAGATATGCAATGTGAACATGAAGACATTATTACAATCTGGGATGAAATGAAAGACCACGATGTCGTTTTTTCTGCGCTCACACCAGAAAGAGATTATATTTACGCTGAATATGACTTTGATACACCCGATGAGGGAAGAACTCATTTTGATCTCTGTGGGGGTGTTTGTCTTTACGATATGACTAAACCCATTGTTCGTGAATTTATAAATGAATGGTGGGAACTTACCAAAAAACAAATGGATAAAGAATGGTGGCCAGAAGGATATGCAAAATCCCTTCAAGCTTGGGATCAGTTCTCTCTCTGGTGGTTGACAAAGAAAGAATCCAAATATAAAGATTTAAAAGTCGGTATATTTGATGATGACATGCGTTGGAACTACTACAACGCTTGGAACTGGGAAATAACACGTCCAGAGAATCCAGTAGTGTTAAGACATTATTCTTGTGGTATTAAAAAAGATTTTCATTTTTTTAATTCAAATGATGATAAAGGCAAGAAAAAATAATGATTGAAAATAATGATAGAATGCGAGTTATACCTGTAGAAAACGAAGAACTTTTAGAAGTTTTAAATCAATCGTTGCTTACACGCACTTCAGATATTCATAGTTTCAAAGAAAACGCAATGCTTACAGGAAACGCAGATCCAGACGATAAATTTGTTAGTGATGAATATTTACATGATATTATCTCTATGGGACGTAAACATGATGGTTTTCCTGAAACTATACATGGTTATGAATTGAGATTTAATCAAAAAGAAAAACCGATTTTTCTGGATAAAAACCGTTCCCCATCTTATAAATTGACATCAGAAAAAATAAAATATAGAGAATTTGCGTATAAAAATATATCCAGCACTAACCTTGGTATAATGGATATCCTAGGTTGTAGGAATAATGCACTACATGCGGTTTATCCGCCTGGGGGTTATATCGCATGGCATAATAACGCTAATGCAGCTGCTTGGAATCTTATCTTTACGTGGAGTGAAACTGGAGAGGGATATTTCAAATACTGGGACATTGAAAAGAAAGAGGTTGTGTATATGCAAGATAAGCCAGGATGGTCACTCAAAGCAGGATACTTTGGTCATTACGGAGAACCAGAAAAATTAATGTACCATGCAGCTAAAACTAAGTGTTGGCGACACACAATTTCTTACATCTATGATCGTAGGGAGGTAAGTAAGGATTTCCGAGAAGACTTATTAACCGAAATTAGTTCTAAATAAAGGTTGCAATTCTTATAAATAAAACAAAGAAAACTACTTTTTAGAATAGGTTTATGGCAAATTACGAAGACTTTTCAATCGATCAAGGCGCTGATGTTGCAATTGAAATGCATCTAAAGGAAGCTGATGGTTCCGTAAAAGACCTCACTGGTTACACAGTCGCTTCTAAGATGAAGAGGAATTATAACTCAGGTGCAGATGATACTGTAGAATTTACTTGTACTATTCAAGATCCTAAAAGTAATGGTATAGTTATTCTCGCTTTAACTAATATTCAGACTGATGCATTGAATACTTCGGGAAGATATGTGTATGATGTTGAGTTGTCGTTTAATGATGAAAATGGCGTTACGATTATAGAACGTATTCTAGAAGGTAAAATAAAAGTAAACCCATCTGTAACTAGGTAAATAAAGTGGCACTAGATGTAAGAACAGGTAGAGGGAATACCGTAACCGAAGTAAAGGTTGGCGGTGGAACCAAAGTATTCTCATTTAAAGTCGGGAGACCTGTGAGCAATGTTCGGACATCTTCGGGCGACATCAACAATATAATAGGGGTTGACACTACCACAAAACAAGACGGAAGTGTATTGGTTTACAATGCATCTTCAGAGAATTTCGAAGCAACGAAAACATTAGAAAAACAGTTCATTAACGGAGGAAACTTTTAGTGGCAACTGAGATTAAAATTAAACGATCAGGAGTTGCGGTATCCCCATCCACTCTTGGCGCTGGTGAACTGGCATATTCTTGGGAAGGAACCACTGGCGGTAAATTATTTATCGGTTGGGGATCTGAAAATGGTAACGGTGAAGCTGCAAATATAAGTGCCATCGGTGGTAAGTATTACACTGACTTATTGAGTGCAACTGCTGGTCAAATAGCAAACGGAAAAGCAGTTGTTCTAGATGCTAATTCTAAAGTTGACTCGTGGAATGTTGATAGTCTAAGATTTAACGGTAACACTATCAGTGTGACCGATACTAATGTAGGATTAGCTCTTTCACCAAACGGTACAGCAACAGTAACCGTTCCAGTAGGATACAAAGACCGAACTGGGTTTGGTACTAACTCATTAACCACCAAAGAATATGTTGACGCTCAGACAGGCGCACTGTCTATGGTCATCACACTGGTGGATGATGCAGCCGACTCTGACAAATATACTACTGGTACTAATCTAACCTTCGCTGGCGGTACTGGACTAACATCTGCTGTCACTAATGATACAGTAACTTATAACTTGACTAATACAGCAGTTAAGTATGGCGGTGTAAGTGTTTCATTGGGTGACTCCGTTGCTCAACCAGCATTTGACTTAACAAATGCGACTAGTTACCCAACTTCATCTCTGAGTGGTACGATCACCAATGATCAACTTGCTGGTTCTATCGCAAACGGCAAACTCGCAAATAGTGCAGTAACCGTTACTGCGGGCGATGGTCTGAGTGGCGGTGGCAGTGTAGCTCTTGGTGCTTCTGTATCTCTCGCTGTAGGTGTAGATGATGCTACTATTGAGACAAACTCAGATGTACTCCGTATTAAAGACGGCGGTGTTACCAACGTTAAACTTGCGAACGACAGTCTAACAATCGGTACTACCGAAATCGATCTTGGTGCGACCTCTACCACACTGGCAGGACTTACTCAAGTTGATGTTGACAATATTCGAATCGATGGTAACACAATCAGTACAACTGACGCTGGTGAATCAACTCTTTTCTTGAATCCAGGCCCTGTTGGTGATTCGGGTGAAGTTGTTATCCTAGGTGATTTAACTGTTCAAGGTACTACAACAACAATAAATAGTACTGAAGTAACAATTAATGATCTTGTTCTTACCCTCGCTGACAGTGCAGATGATGGAACAGCAGCTAATGGTGCTGGTATCATTATTGGTTCATCTTCATTCAGTAGTCCACCATCTCTTACATATGATGGATCGAACGACAGATGGGTATTCAACAAAACCGTTGAAGCAACGATTCATGATCTATCCGAAACAATTGATGATCGTGTTAATACTTTATTTACAGATGGTCAAAGTATTGGTTCTGTTTACGATGACGCTGCAAACACACTTACGGTTAATGTTGATATTGCGACTACAAGTGTGGTAGGTGTTGCTAAGTTTGACGGTATTGCTGAATCGGATGGTGGATCAACTAATCAGTTTACTGTTACCTCTGGCGGAGTTAGACTTACTGCTATTGACGGTGGAACATACTAATTAATTTAAGAGAAGAGATATGGCAAGTCCTAACACTAGACAAGAACTAATAGATTATTGCTTACGTAGTTTGGGTGCGCCTGTTCTTGAAATAAATGTCGATGACGAACAACTAGAAGATCGTGTAGACGAGGCACTTCAGTGGTTCCGTGAGAATCATCCAGATGGTTCACGTAGACACTACATGTCGTTTGCCGTCACTCAAGACATTGTTAACAACGGATATATCGATCTCGGAGATGCATCCATCTCCACTGTTGTTCGTATGTTCCCGATCAACACTGTTTCACAAACAACAAATTTCTTTGATATCAAGTATCAGATGATGTTGAACGATGTCACCGATTTGAACAACTATGCTGGTGACATTGCATACTACGAACAAATGCAACAACATCTATCATTACTTGATATGAAACTAAGCGGTACGCCCGAAACTACATTTGACCGACAAGGTAATCGTTTATACTACTACTTGAGTTCCGAGAAACTCACTGTAGGCGATCACATTGTTATCGAAGTCTATGGTATCAGAACTCCATCTGAAGAATCTGCTGGTGGTGATTACAATTCTCTGTTCAATCACAAGTTTCTTAAAGAGTATCTAACCGCAATTATCAAAAGGCAATGGGGAACCAACCTATTAAAGTTTGATGGCATGACCTTGCCTGGGGGTGTTCAGATCAGTGGTCGTTCTATATTTGAGGACGCTAACAATGAACTTGAACAGATTCGTACTAGGTTTAGGGAAGAGGAAGATGTAGGCCCTATCTTCTTCGCAGGGTAATATGGCAACAAATCCGTATATCAGCAAAAAGGTACGATCCGAACAAAGTCTTTACGAAGATCTCGTAATCGAGTCTCTGAAGTTCTATGGTGAGGACGTATACTACATCCCACGTGAAATTGTCAACAAGGATAAAATCTTTGCTGATGATGTTCCTTCACGATTTACTGATGCGTACAAGATCGAGACTTACATCGAGAATACCGAAGGGTTCGATGGAGAGGGTGACCTGTTCACTAAATTTGGTATCGAATTGCGTGATCAGGCAACATTCGTATTTGCACGTAGACGTTGGAAGAAACTAATTGGCGACAACCTAGCAGAGGTTGGTTTCCGTCCACGTGAAGGTGATGTGATTTACCTACCGATGTCAAACTCTATGTTTGAGGTAATGAAGGTAGAGACCGAGACTCCGTTCTATCAACTGAGTCAACTACCTGTATTCCGAATGCAGTGTGAGTTGTTTGAATATAGTGACGAAGACTTTGATACTAACATTGCATCTATTGATCAAATTGAGTATGAAGGTGCTTACCAGTATAAAGTCACAATGGAACCGTCTTCAGAAAACACTCTAGAGATGAATATTCAAAACCTTAATCCTGTTACTGGTGGTGTACGTCAGGTTGATATTGTCAAAGGTGGTAAGGGTTATGTAACGGCACCAACAGTAACACTCACTGCGCCTCAGACTACTGCTAAGTTTGGACAAAACTCCTTATCGTCAAATCTAGATAGAGGTTTTACCCAGAATTTCTTATTTGCTAGTGATAACGGTACGGTCGAACTTTTTTTACGTCAACTTTCGGTTCCCACAAATGGTCAATATCAGTCGTTCATGACTGTTGCTGGTACTAACTCCATCGATCCTAATATAATGACTTGGGGTATAGATGATCAAAGTAGGATATCATATTCTTTCAGGGAACCTTTATCTGGTGAACCAGATGCAAATATTTTAACTAATGCTAGTCTTACGAATGATACTTGGCATCACTTAGTTATTGGTTTTGATAGTAATGGTTCTGGTACAAATAGTCGCATATACGCTTTCTTAGACGGCACACAAATTTTAGATAGTGACACGACTAGAAACCTATCATTAATTACTTCCAACACGGTTTCATTAGGTTCGGAATCGCCACGTACAGTCGGTGGAGTTTCTTATTCTGGTTTTTTAGGCAAAATCGATGAGTTCCGTGCGTTAGCTGGAAGTAAAGCTGACATATTTGACGGAAGAACATCTACGACAACTCACACTACACAATCGTATACTCTAACTATTGCTAGTGGTGATGGTAGTGATTATACCTTTGATGCGAGTCAGTCTGACCGAAACGGTGAAATCACAGATCTTACTGATCCCGATATCAATATCATCAATGGAGATACATTAGTCCTACAGAACAATTCTGGTGGTCACCCTGTTGAGATAAAAGATGATGGGAACAATGTTCTGGTGACAGAGACAGGTGGAACGACAACATTCACACCTTCTGCGACAGGAACTTACACCTATCAATGTACTGTAGGTGGTCATGAGAACATGGTCGGAAACATTATTGTTTCATCGCAACCTGCTCCAGTAACGTCATTCACTGAAGTGGTTTCCGCATTTGATAGTAACTCTAATACTGCCCTACTAGAACATTTTGAAGGGTCTACTGCGGTGTTGACGACCAACATAACAGATGGTGTTGTCACATCTGTAAATATAGTTGACTCTGGTTCATTTTATTCTGATCTGCCTACAGTTACTACAGCCGAAAACTTAGATTCATCTGACTTCTTGATCGGAGAGACTGTTACCCAAACCAACGCAAGTTATACGATTAAAGGTGAAGTTACTCGTTGGTCAGATAGTGACCGCATACTTCAACTCGCTCATGTTGGTAGTACTGATGGTACATTCAAAACATTCTCAACATCGAGATCTGTAGTCGGTGCATCATCTAACGCTCAGTGGGTTCCTAAACTTGTAGAAGATCTACAGGAAATACAACCTACTGCACAGAATAAAGTATTTGATGATTTTGAGGCAGACTTCTTAGACTTCTCAGAGTCTAACCCATTCGGAGATATGTTCTAATGTTTGGTACTTGGTTTTATAACAAGAGAGTAAGAACTGCCGTATCGGTATTCGGTTCTATGTTCAATAACATACACGTGTTGAGACAGAACTCTTCGGGCGCAACAATATCTCAGGTCAAGGTTCCGTTGTCGTATGCTCCACGTAGATCATTTATTGATCGTCTCGCAGAGATGGCAAAGGGAGAGGAAGCGGAACGTAGAGTTGCAATGAAACTCCCACGTATGTCTTTCGAGATTACAAACATTGCATACGATCCAGAGAGACAGTTACCCAAGGTAAATAAGTTTACACGGTCTGCCACAGACAATACCAAAAAGAAAAGATTTTATACATCTGTTCCATATACAATTGGTTTCCAGTTGAACGTATATGCCAAGTCACAAGACGATGCACTACAGATCGTGGAACAGGTCATACCATATTTCAATCCCCAGTACACAGTATCGGTTAAACCGTTTGCTGATTACTCAGAGATTACAGAAGACACCCCCATCATATTGAACGGTGTTACATTCTCGGACGACTTCGAAGGATCGGTAGGTCAAAGACGTACCATTCTCTATACACTAGACTTCGAGATGAAAGTGTCTTTCTATGGCCCAGACAAAGATGCGCCTATCATTAGAGAAGTGAATACAAACTTCTTCCTAATGAATGAAGGCCCACAAGATAGTGACCTATTTGCAAGTGGGATAAATATAACACCTACACCATCTAATGTAAGTCCAGATGATGACTTTGGATTTAATGTAACAAGCCTTGACAGTGAAGCAGAATGACAGATGACAACAAAAATGTTAATACCGATTATGAATATTCAAGAGACACCTACTACGAGTTAATCGAGAAGGGTAGGGAGTCGTTGGAACTCATGATCGAAGTGGCACGAGAGTCGGAACACCCTCGTGCATTCGAAGTATTATCTGGGATGATCAAAAACATCTCGGACGTGAACGATAAGTTGATGGACTTGAATAAGAAGAACAAGGACATTAAACAAGAACCCAAACAGATTGGTCAAGATGGTGGCACCACCAACAACAATGTGTTTATAGGTTCTACTGCTGACCTTCAGCGAATACTACGTGATGAGGAAAAAGTGATTGATGTTGAACCCAGCGGAAAAGAATAGTTACCTCGGCAATCCCAACGTAAAGAAGGATGGTGTTGCGGAGGAATGGACTGAGGAGTCGGTAAAAGAATACGCTAAGTGTATGAATGACCCAGCGTATTTTGCAAGAACCTACGTAAAGATTATCTCACTTGATGACGGACTGGTTAACTTTAACTTGTATCCATATCAAGAGAAGATGTTCAATCATTTCAACGATAACCGCTTCTGCGTAGTACTTGCCTGCCGTCAATCTGGGAAGAGTATTTCGTCTGTAGTGTATATTCTATGGTATGCGATATTCCATCCCGAAAAAACAATCGCAGTTCTCGCCAATAAGGGCGCAACTGCAAGGGAGATGTTAGGTCGTGTTACGCTCGCATTGGAAAACTTACCGTTCTTTTTACAGCCAGGTTGTAAAGCACTCAATAAAGGTAGTATTGAGTTTAGTAATAACTCTAGAATTATTGCGGCTGCCACCTCAGGCAGTTCTATTCGTGGTATGTCTGTCAACCTCCTGTTTCTTGATGAGTTCGCTTTTGTGGAAAGAGCAAATGAATTCTACACTTCCACATATCCTGTCGTGTCGGCTGGTCGAGAAACTAAAGTCATTATTACCTCCACTGCGAACGGCATTGGGAATCCATTCGAGAAAATCTGGACTGGAGCAAAGCAAGGAGTAAACGAGTTCAAACCCTTTGAGGTAAACTGGCATGATGTGCCAGGCCGAGATGAGGAGTGGAAGCGTCAAACAGTTGCGAACACGTCACAACTACAGTTCGATCAAGAATTTGGTAACACCTTCTTTGGAACAGGTGATACATTAATCAACGCAGAAACATTATTATCCCTACGTGCAAAACCACCTATCGAATACCTCAATGGTGGGGACTTCCTAGTTTACGATAAACCACAAAAAGGACATGAATACCTTGTCTGTGTCGATGTATCGAAGGGAAGAGGACAGGACTATTCTACGTTTAACGTAATCGACATTAGCACGAAACCATTTAAACAGGTTGCCGTCTATCGCAATAATTCTATATCGCCTGTGCTTTTTCCTAATATTATATATAAGTATTCCACTCTCTACAACGAAGCATATGTGGTAATTGAGTCGAATGACCAAGGTACGGTTGTTTGTAACGGTCTGTATTATGATCTAGAATATGAGAATGTATTCGTATCATCCGCAGTAAAAGCAAACTCTATCGGTATCGAGATGACTCGCAAGAGTAAACGTCTTGGTTGTACCGCCATCAAGGATATACTTGAGGAAGGCAAACTAGAGATAATGGACGAGAACACAATCATGGAAATCAGTACATTCGTAGGTAAGGGTCAATCCTACGAGGCATCTGACGGTAACCATGATGACTTGATGATGAATCTAGTTATGTTCGGATACTTTGTATCAACTCAGTTCTTTGCTGACATGACAGATATCAACCTCAAACAGATGATGTTTGAAGAGAAGATGTTGGCAATCGAGAATGATGTGCCTCCAGCTGGATTCATTGATGATGGATCAGAACACATCGAAATGGAAGAACAACAGATGCGACCAGACGAAGATATGACAGAGTGGTTAGAACGTTTACAAGGTGAGGTAGGTGTACACGAATGGGACTGAAAATCTTTAAAGTATAAATAAAGGTATTGAAGAAAAAATCCGTATAATGTACACTTATAATTCGCAACCGATAAAAAGGAAAAAGTTATGGCAACATCAGCTTCTCCCGCAATTGTAGTCAAAGAGATTGATCTCACTGGTGTAGTACCCAGTGTTACGTCATCAACTGGCGCCTTTGTAGGGAATTTTCGTTGGGGGCCTGTACAAGAACGCACACTAGTAGCAGATGAAACTGGTCTAGTTAGTGTCTTTGGCTCACCCGACACATCAAATAATGTGGACTTTTTGTCCGCAGCTTCTTTCTTACGATACTCAAGTTCACTCTACGTTGTTCGTGAAGTGGGCGACGGCGCAGTTAATTCCTCGTCTTCTTACATATTAGAATCTTATCAAGAGTCTGATGGTGAACAAGTATTAATTAAGAATAAATCACATTTCGACACACTGACATTAGGAACCGCTAACACCAACAAAACTGGATCATTTGTATCTAGATACGCTGGTGCTTTAGGTGATGCTATTGAAGTATCATTCTGTCCTGCTGGTACAGATTCAGACACTAGTGCTGACTTCTTTGATGCATGGTCTTATGCTGGTCAGTTTGATCAGGCTCCAGGCACTTCACCTCACCTGTCAAACCTAAACTCTAGTGGTGCTAACGATGAGATACACGTTGCGGTAGTTGACCGTACTGGTGCTATCTCTGGTACTGTTGGTACAGTTCTTGAAACTTTCCCACATGTATCTATGTTGAAAGGCGCTAAGTCTACAGACGGCGCACCGAACTACATCAGTGACGTAATCAACAATCAGTCTAACTATGTCTATAACCCATACTTTGGGGATGACTCTGCGTTTGGATCAACTCACAATAACTTCGCAGCAAAGTTTGGCGCAGAACCTACTGTTGATTCAGCTGAAGACTACTCTCACGCTTTCATACCGTCACAAGGTGGTACTGATTGGAGTGACGCTAAGTCTAAGGTTAAACTAGGTGGTGGTACAGACGGTGGTGCTATCGGCACTTCTGAATACGCTACTGGTTTTGATCTGTTCGAAGATACTGAAACTGTACAAGTCGATATGTTAATCGCACCTTTGCATCCTAACAAGACTGACGGTAACACCGTTGTAAATGATCTTGTTTCTATCGCTAAAGGTCGTCAAGATTGTGTTGTAACTACTTCCCCCGATAGAGCTGCTATCACAGGATCAACTCCTGTAACTGGCACTACTTCGTTTGCGAGTGGTTGTACCCGATCATCATACCTAGTTGTTGATAATAACTTCTTGAAGGTATATGACAAGTACAACGATGTGTATGTTAACATCCCTGCTAACTCATCAACTGCTGGTCTATTCGCTGGTACTGATGCAGTAGCTGCACCTTGGTTCTCTCCTGCTGGTCAGAGACGAGGTAACTACTTGGGTGTAACAGACATTTTATCTAACCCTAACAAATCAGAGAGAGATACTCTGTATAAAGCAGGCATTAACCCAATCGCCAATATTCCAGGCAGTGGTGTTATCCTATTTGGTGATAAAACTTTCGAAAGTCGTCCAAGTGCATTCGACCGAATCAACGTTCGTAGATTGTTCCTTGTACTAGAAAGACAAATCGCCTTAGCTGCTAAGAACGTAATGTTTGAGTTCAATGATGAGTTTACTCGTGCTGAATTTACAAACATCGTAGAACCTTTACTTCGTGAAGTACAGGGTCGAAGAGGTATCACTGACTTCCGTGTCGTTTGTGACGAAACAAATAACACACCAGCAGTCATTGATAGAAATGAATTTATCGCTTCAATCTTCATCAAACCCGCTCGTTCTATTAACTTCGTAACGTTGAACTTCGTTGCAGTTAGAACTGGTGTTGAGTTTGAAGAAGTAGTTGGCACGGTATAAGAGGAGATAGAAAATGGCTGTATTAGGTGTAGATGACTTTAAGTCAAAACTCCGTGGTGGAGGCGCACGCCCCAATCTCTTCAAGGCAACATTGAACTTCCCTGCTTATGCTGGTGGTGATGTAGAACTATCATCATTCTTGTGTAAGACAGCGCAGTTACCTGTGTCAGAAATGGCATTGGTAAACGTACCGTTCCGTGGACGCCAATTGAAGATTGCTGGCGATCGTACCTTCCAGAACTGGACTGTAACAATCATCAACGATACTGATTTCAGTGTTCGTGATGCTATGGAACGTTGGATGAACGGTATCAACGCACACGCTGCGAATACTGGTTTGTCTAACCCTGTAGATTACGAAGCGGATCTATCCGTTGATCAACTTGACCGCAATGGAGATGTATTGAAAACATACAACTTCCGTGGTTGTTTCCCTGTTAACGTAGGGGAGATTGCATTGTCTTACGAGACTAATGATGCAATCGAAGAATTTACTGTAGAATTTGCTATCCAATACTGGGAGTCAAATACTACTAGTTAATTCTAGTATAAGTAATGAATGGAAGGGGGGATTTTCCCCCTTTCATTTTACTATTAAGGTTTTGAGGAATTTAAATGGCGGACGAGAATAACGGTTTAAAACTCTTTGGATTTGAGATCAAAAGAACAACAAACCAACCGAAAGAAAAGGAAAAACTTCAGTCTATTGTACCAACGGCAGATCCCGATGGTGCTGGATACGTCACAGCCTCAGGGTCACACTTTGGTTCGTACATCGATATGGATGGTGCGGATGCGAAGGATAATACCCAACAGATTCAAAAGTATAGGGGTGTTGCACAACATCCTGAAGTCGATGCAGCTATCGAAGATATTGTAAACGAGTCGGTGTCTGGTTCCGAAATGGAAGCACCTGTAGAACTCGATCTCGATAACGTTAAGACATCAGACAAAATCAAAAAACTAATGGTTGAAGAGTTTGATGCCATATGTGGTATGTTGAACTTCAACGAATTAGGTCACGATATTTTCCGTTCATGGTATGTAGATGGTCGTTTGTACCATCACTTGGTCGTGAACGAGTCAAACGCAAAGATGGGTATCCAAGAGATTCGTCCCATTGATGCAGCTAAAATGCGTAAGGTTCGAGAAGTTAAGTATAAGAAAGATCCTAAGACAGGCGCAAAAATTGTAGATAGAACAGATGAGTTCTATATCTATCAAGAGAAAGCAGGAGCGCAGTCTGGTGTTAGACTAAGTCCAGATTCAGTATCCTATGTTACATCTGGTCTATTAGATCCTTCTAGAAAACGTGTAGTATCTTTCCTACACAAGGCAATCAAACCAATTAACCAATTGCGTATGATGGAAGATTCGTTGGTAATCTACCGTCTCGCACGTGCGCCTGAACGTAGAATCTTTTACATAGATGTCGGTAACTTGCCTACACAGAAGGCAGAGAAACACATGAAAGACATCATGTCTCGTTATCGTAACAAGTTGGTCTACGATGCGAACACAGGTCAATTGAAAGATGACCGTAAACATATGTCTATGTTGGAAGACTTCTGGTTACCACGTAAAGAAGGTGGTCGTGGTACAGAGATCTCTACACTGCCTGGCGGTGAGAACCTTGGACAGATTGATGATATCATCTACTTCCAGAAGAGATTGTATCGTGCGTTGAACGTACCTCTTTCACGTCTAGAACAAGAGGCACAGTTCTCTTTGGGTCGTGCAACAGAGATCAACCGAGACGAAGTTAAGTTCCAGAAGTTTATTGACAGACTGAGAAAACGTTTCTCTAATCTGTTCCTACATATTCTAAAGAAACAACTAATCCTCAAAGGTATTATCACTGAACAGGATTGGGAAGAGTGGAAGAATGATGTCACGGTTGACTTTATCCGTGACAACCACTTCTCTGAACTCAAAGAAGCAGAGGTTCTACGTGAACGTCTACAGACTATGGATCAAGTATCTCAATATGTTGGTGAGTACTTTTCTAAAGAATGGGTTTGGAAAAATGTATTACAAATGCAAGAGGATGAGGTTGAGAATATCCTGAAACAAATCGCAACCGAAGCCAATGCAGAAACAGGTAATGAAGACGAAGAATTTTAATTGGAGAAAATCATGAGTGAAACAGAAACAGCTGAAGTAGAAGTACCTGAAGTTGAAAAGACACAGATGGAGTTAAACCTCGATAACTTCGTGGATGCAATTCAAGCGACCAACTACAACAAAGCAGGCGACCTATTCAATGACATGTTGGGTAGTAAGATGCAAGATGCGTTGGAAGCAGAGAAGGTAAATGTAGCCGCAAATATCTTCAACAACAACGGTGAAGACATCGATGTTGAAGATTTCGAACTTGAGGTTGACTTTGAAGATGAAGAAGAAACTGAGGTTGAATCTGAAGAGGATATCGAGGTAGAAGAGGTCGAAGAAGAACCTGAAGTTGAAGTAGAATCTGAAGAAGAATTTTCTTAATAATAATTTCATCTAAAAAACTTTTTTTGTATAAATAAAAGTACGAATAAGGAAAAAACTTATAGTGAAAACATTTAAACAGATTCGAGAGAAAGCAAAACCCAAGTATAAGGGTGATGTCGTGTATTCGGCAAAGTCAACTGGATCTGTTAAAGTACCAGTCGCCATCGTAAAGGAACCAAAAGGTTTCTGTGTGTATATTGATGGTGACAAATTAGACGTTTTCAAAACTCAGGCGTTAGCAATGAAGACATTGAAAACTACATTAAAATCACTAGGTGGTAAACTCAAATGAAGTTAATTAGTGAATTCAAAGAAGATAATCTACAGTGCATTGTAGAGAAGAAAGAGAATGGCGAGAAGAACTACGTCATTGAAGGAATCTTCATTCAAACAGAATCAAAGAATAGAAACGGACGTATCTACCCGAAACCAATTATGGAATCTGCGGTAAATAAGTACGTTACAGAACAAGTTAGCAAGAAACGTGCCGTGGGTGAATTGAATCATCCTGAAGGGCCTACTGTTAACTTAGACAAAGTTTCGCATCTCATCACAGACCTCAAGTTTGAGGGAAATGATGTGGTCGGAAAGGCACAAATATTGGATACTCCAATGGGTAAGATTGTTAAAGGTCTCCTTGATGGTGGTGTACAACTAGGAGTGTCAACTCGTGGAATGGGAAGTTTGGAACAAAAAAATGGCGCAATGTACGTCAAAGACGACTTTATTCTTAACACGGTAGATATCGTGCAAGACCCCTCAGCACCTGACGCTTTTGTCAATGGAATCATGGAAGGTGTAGATTGGGTTTGGAATAACGGCATTTTGGAACCCCAAATAATTGAAGATATTGAGACTGAAATTAAAACCGCTCCGAAAGCATTTCGTCCAGAAGTGCAGATTCGGGAGTTTAAGAATTTCCTCTCGTTAATCAAATCTAGTATGTAAGGAGTCTCTAATGACTGATGAAACTAAAGTCGAAGTAGAACTTCACGATGAAATTGATAACGAAATCGTGGAGGAAACTCTCGAAGAAGCACAAGCACCTACTGCCAAAGGTAAGGCAGACGCTGCTCCTGTAACGGAACCAGAGTCTATCGCATCTGTGGATAAGGCTGCTGACGCTACTAAACAGGCACCTGTACCTAAGACTAAAGCTGGTATGATTAGTGCAATGTATGGTAAACTTAATTCTATGAAGAAAGTAGACCTACAAGCATCATACGGCAAGTTGATGGGTGAAGACCTAGAAGTAGCTGGAGAGACTGTTGCAGAAACTATCGACACAACTTCCGAGTTGGATAAGTTGGTAGAATCTGAAGCAACTCTTTCTGAAGAGTTCAAAGAAAAAACTGCTGTAATTTTTGAAGCCGCTGTTAAATCTAAACTATCTGAAGAAGTAGATCGTTTAGAGTCACAGTACAAAGAAGAACTATCTGAAGAAGTATCGTCTATCAAGACTGATCTTGTTGAGAAAGTAGATTCTTACTTAAACTACGTAGTTGAATCTTGGATGGAAGAAAACAAAGTAGCGGTACAGAACGGTCTACGTACTGAAATCGCAGAAACTTTCATGGACAAAATGAAGGATCTGTTTACAGAGTCTTATATCGATGTTCCTGAATCCAAAGTTGACCTAGTTGACGAATTAGCAGAACAAGTATCTGAACTGGAAGAGAAATTGAACAGTCAGGTTGGTGATGCAATTAAATTAAGTGAAGAACTCGAAGTACTGAAGCGTGAAGCAATCATCGCTGAATCTGCTCGTGGTCTTGCTGAAACACAAGTAGAGAAGTTAAAAGGACTTGTAGAAAGTATTGATTTTGATGACGAAGAAACCTTCGCCAAAAAAGTTGGTATTGTAATCGAATCTCACTTCTCAAAAGAACCAAGCGCTAACGAAGAAGTTGAAGTTGTTGCTGAAGACGTAGACCAAACGGTTGAAGTTTCTAGTGCGATGGAACAGTATGTTAACGCAATCAAGAAAACTATTAAGTAAGGAATTACTATTATGCAACAATCTTACGACCAATTAATCGAAAAATGGTCTCCAGTACTGAACGAAAGTTCTGCTGGTGAAATCCAAGACCGTCATCGTATGGCGGTAACTGCTGCTGTTCTAGAAAACCAAGAGAAAGCACTTGCGGAACAACGTAGTGCAGAACACGGTTTCATGACAGAAGCTGCTCCAACTAACGCAACAGGTAGCGCAGTAGCGAACTGGGATCCAGTATTGATCTCTCTAGTACGCCGTGCAATGCCTAACCTAATCGCATATGATGTGTGTGGTGTTCAACCGATGAATGGCCCAACTGGTCTTATCTTCGCAATGAAATCACGTTACACTTCTCAGTCTGGTACTGAAGCACTAGCTATCGCAGAACCAAATGCAGTATTCTCTGGTGACTCTGCTGGTTCAGTAGGTTCTAAAGGTGTATCTGGTTTTGACGGTGTTGTAGGCGGCCCAGGCGACTCTGCTGATACTAACCGTGACGTTAGCGTTGCTGGTGGTATGGAAACTGCACACGCAGAAGGACTAGGTTCTTCAGGTGTTGATCCATCATCTTCATTCAACGAAATGGGTTTCTCAATCGAGAAAGCAACTGTAACTGCTAAGTCACGTGCATTGAAAGCGGAATACTCGCTTGAACTTGCTCAAGACCTTAAAGCAATCCACGGTCTAGACGCTGAGACTGAGTTGGCGAACATCTTGTCAACTGAGATCCTTGCAGAAATCAACCGTGAAGTTATCCGTACTATCAACACTCAGGCAAAAACTGGTGCATTACAAGATAACGTAGCTAAACACGGTATCTTCGATCTATCAACTGATGCTGATGGTCGTTGGTCTGCTGAGAAGTTCAAAGGTCTAACTGTACAAATCGATCGTGAATGTAACACTATCGCTAAAGAAACTCGCCGTGGTAAAGGTAACGTTGTAATCTGTTCTTCAGACGTTGCAACTGCTCTAGCTGCTTCTGGTTCTTTAGACTACAGTCCTGCTATCAGCAACAACCTACAAGTAGATGATACTGGTAACACTTTTGCTGGTCTATTGAACGGTCGTATCAAAGTATACATCGATCCATATGCAACTGCAAACTACGTTACTGTAGGTTATAAAGGTACTAACACTTATGACAGTGGTCTATTCTACTGCCCATATGTACCTTTACAAATGGTTAAAGCAGTTAGTGAAGACACTTTCCAACCAAAAATCGGTTTCAAGACTCGCTACGGCATGGCTTCTAACCCATTTGTTGGTGCTTCACCTGCTGACGGACTTGCAGCTGCTAAGTCTAACCAGTACTACCGTATCTTCCGTGTGGACAACATCCTCACATAAGAAGTATAAAAATAAGAGTGAGGTTAACTCACCGCATTTTAGAGGGAGTCTTCGGACTCCCTTTTTTTATGGGCAATAAAAACCCCTCCGAAGAGGGGTAAGAGATAGATTGGAGCGGAACAGAGGACTTGAACCTCCATCTTTAGGTTGGACACCTAATGTAATCATTATACTAATTCCGCATAATATGGGTATATTATACCACAACTCTTAGGTCAATGTCAAGCCGCTTCGTCAACTAAATTCATAGATTCTTCATCTAATCCAATAGAATTGATAAGTCCGTTGTTATCTCTTAGTACACGTCTTGCGATTAGGTAAGCGATACTACCTCTTGCGTTTCCTGCCAGTCTACCACGGATCAGATCTGTTTGTTTCTGATTGACTGATGCGTAATTACGTAAAGCTTCTACCAGTTCTTCGGCTGAGTAAGATATATCTGAATCTTCGTTCTTAGTTAAAAGATACGCAAGACCAGTCAACAAGTAACCAGAGATAACTTCTTTAGGATAAATGTTTTGAATAATACTTGACGCTTCAATAAAATACTCGTCTTCTATTTTATCTTTCTTGAAGTAATTGTCACGTACCTCGACAAACCCACCGAAAATTCGGCCGCCTGGATTTAATCCTTCGATGTCGAGTCTACAGTTTTTAATTAGTCTCAAAAGTTCTAGTGCTTTCGGGTCACCATAAACAACTTCTGATTTAAATATTTCTTCTGCCTTCATACTTTCTTGGTCTGCATTACGAGACTTGAAATATCTTGCCTCTTGTTTTTGACAATCTTCATTGGAGGCGTTCATTGGATGTACGAACTGAGATGACTTCACGTGAGTCAATCCACATAGTCCAGCCATGATGCAACGTCTTAGACCGTCCCATACATAACTGTCACCACTAGGTCGTATCGCAATATCAACAACGCCAGCAGAGTACATGTCAAACCCGCCCAACTTTCGAAGTTTGTTGATCAACTTCTGAAGACGAATGATACGTTGATAGGTCATATCAACATAAAGAGAATTTAAAGGAACTACACCAACTTCAGATGGATTGTAAGATGCATTGGTCTTCATGTCAGCCAATGTCTTTGATTTCATGTTGGTGATTTGTAGGACGGTGTCGATGACTTCCTGAATGGATACACGTTCACCTTTAAGATTTGATAGTGCGCCAGAAACGCCACTAAATTTAGTGTTACTAGTAATCATTATAATCTCCTTAGATTATTTTATTTTTGACATTCGGTATGAATGCCTTACTATTATATATAAGAATCTTATCTTATAATATCGATATCGTCTGCATTGACGTTCCAAGTCTCCACGGTACGTCTCAGACGACCTTCACTCTTGAGTTTGTCATAACGTTTGACGGCATTCTTACGCCACCATGCGGTAACACCCTCAAGAGAGAATCTGTCAAAGTTCTCTTTCTTGATCAATGTATCTGTTTCTAGGTTCAAGTACTGGGGTACATTCTCGTAACCATATGTGGACACGAACGAACGTTTCTGTTCGGTCAGATCCTTTGCATTAGAGTAGGTTTGACAGAACTTCTTGTAGGCAACTTCATCATGAACTTTGAGAGAGGCTTTGATGATAGATGCCATCTTGGTTTGTGTTTTTAGTTTACGAGATGAGGCGTCAACAGGAACCAAGGGTTCACCACCGTTTTTCTCAATGAACCATGCACTTAGTCTGCGGTAAGTGTCGTCATTGATAAGTGGTAAGAAGTTTGAGTCTGTCAAACCGTTGAATCGCAAGAATGGTTTCATACCATCGTATTGCGAAGCAGACTTAGTTGATCCGTATAACGAAGTGGTCTCGAACATACAGAAGTTACTATCATACTTCTTGTTCAATGCTTCACGTGTGTAGTGGGAACAACATATTGCGGCCAGTAACTTACCACCAAGATAGTTGTATCCAAACGGTTGAGTAGGTACAATGTTGAACCCCATGATTGCGGAGTCGTTGAACCTTTTCATAACCTCTGGATTCATACTGTCTAGTGGTCGTCCTAACCATTCGTTCCGTGGTTTACTATTAATAGTAGGAGACCCGAAACGAATCATACCGATAACTTTGTTAGTGTTCTTTTCTTTGATCACCCACTTCAATCCCTTGCCTGGGATCGATGCCTCCACAGGTGCGGACGTAACAATTTCCATATAGGACATGAATTGATTTGCGGGCGATTCTTGTATTACAAACTCCATCTCTGACGGATGGATATCGAAGTTGCTGAACAGATCTTCTTCTGGCCCCATGCCAGGCAGAGAGTACGGAAAGGATTCCATACGTTCCATCTTGACCTGTCTCATGTATTCATCAATACGTTCGATGTTCCCGAAGAACTCATCAAAAGCATTGGCTGCGTATAACGCATCTTTATGTTCTAAAATCATTTACTTTCCTCATCATCTGTTACACATTATACAGTATGTAGCAAAGTTTGTCAACCCCTAATTTTAGGGTTTATAACGAGTATAAATAGAAGGATACAGGAGAACTATTATATGGCAACATTAACCGACAACAAAAACTACTTGCAACCCACAGGGTTTCGTGTTATAATTAGTAGGCAAAACTACCCGAACCTTGAGTATTTCGCACAGGGCGTAACACATCCTGGCAGTTCAGTTTCTCCATTAGAACTGGGTACACCAAGAATCACGTCCCTACCTTTAGCGGGTGACAAGATTACCTACGGTAGTTTATCGCTAGATATTATACTAGACGAAGATATGAAGTCGTACAAAGAAATGCAGGGTTGGTTGGAGTCAACGATTAATCTCAACGGCACATCACGGACAGATAATAGTTTCGATACACACCAAGACATTACTGTCAGTATCCTGTCTAGTCATAATAACTCTAACGTACAGATCAGATATAAGGATTGCATACCGACTAACATTGGTTCAATTGCTCTGACCGCCAACACAACGACTGTACAATACTTAACCTTTAACGTGGAATTTAGATTCTCTGACTTTATACTAAATTAATATGCAATTTGTTGAACTGAAGAATCCAAGGGTTCTTGATATATTAGAAAGATTTCGTTATCTCTACCGTGAAAAGTATGACATAACCAAAACTAATAGACCTCTGTCTGATCTACTTGGGCGTGGGGAAGAGTACGTATCAGAAGAATACCTAAGAAAAGTTTTGGAGATGGGTCAGGATCATAATGGTTCACCTAGAGCCGCCTTCTCATATCCAATAAAACCAGATCACTATCGTGGTACTGACACTCAGTACAAAAAAGATTATGACGATGTTGATCAGGATATGCGACTAGAGGTCGGGTTCAAAAAATCCGCATTAACTCAGTTATACCCACCCAAAGGTTTTATTGATTGGCATAATAACGCCAACTCTACGACATATAATATCCTATTTACGTGGAGTGAAACTGGTGATGGTTGGTTCAAGTGGTACGATAAAGAGAATGACGAGATAGTCACTATGCCCGATAAAAAGGGATGGAGTGCGAAAGCAGGATACTTCGGTAATTATGGTGACGGTGATTTATGTTACCATAGTGCATACACAGATTGTTGGAGAATGACAATGGCATATGTCGTGCCTAATGACGCTAAAGAATATTGGGAAGATATGATTGACTATATACAATGTGAGGATTAAATTATGAAACTAGATTTAGAAATGATACTGAGTGAGTGGAAGACAGACTGTCAAATCCCAACACATCAACTAGACGAAACGTCTCGTAACACACCGATGTTACATGCAAAATATTTGCAGTACATATCCACAGCCAAGTTGTCACTCAAACGTGCAGAACACGTACAGAAGATTTTGTTGAAAGACAAATGGTTGTACTACAATGGCAAGATGGATGAGAACGCCCTTAAATCTAAAGGGTGGGAACCAGATCCATTCGGGGGTCTAAAAATCCTCAAAGGCGAAATGGATCATTACTACGACTCTGACCCAGAGATTCAACGTAGTGAAGAAAAGATTGCGTACCTAAAGACCGTAATTGAGACACTTAATGAAATAGTAAATAACCTTAACTGGAGACACCAGACGATCGGTAATATGATCAGATGGAAACAATTTGAGGCAGGATCATAATGAAATATGTTGTAATAGGAACACCTGTCTGTGGGTATTGTACACAGGCGAAAGCAGTACTAGAAAGAAAAGAATTGGACTACGAGTATCGTTGTCTGACCGAAGTCGCACCCGAAGAACAGGATAGACTACAGGATATTGCTGGTAAAGAATTTCGCACCGTACCACAGATCTTCGTTGTAGAAGGAGAGACTTGGTGTTACGTTGGTGGTTACACAGAACTGAATAAGTTACTGAATGGATAATCAGATTCGCATAGGATTGCAGAGTCACTCTCTATTATCTGTAGAGTGTAATGCACACCAGAGTCAGGAACTACGAGACTACTTCTCGTTCTTTGTACCTGGCTATCGGTTTATGCCTGCGTATAAATCGAGACGGTGGGATGGTAAAATAAAGTTATACAACATGGTGACCAAGACGTTACCTGTTGGTCTTTACAACCATCTGAAAAAATTCTGTGCGGACAGGTTCTACCCACTACAGTTAGTGGAACACGAAGAGTACGGTCATCCAGCGATGACGAACAAAGTCGATCACCCCCAGTTGATGAAAGAACTGAAAGACTATGGTGCGCCATTCGATGTTCGGGGATATCAGTATGATGCGATTGTACATGGTATAGAAAAGAAACGATGTCTATTATTGTCACCGACTGGTTCTGGTAAGTCGTTTATTATCTACAACCTTATGAAGTGGGTACTAGAACGTACAGAGAATAAGGTGTTGATTATTGTTCCGACAACAAGTCTAGTGGAACAGATGTACAAAGATTTCGAAGACTACGGTATGGATGTTGCCAACGAGGCGCACCGCATCTACTCAGGTAAGGAAAAGAATACTGACAAACGAGTAATCATTTCTACATGGCAGTCGATCTACCGATTCGGTACGGAATGGTTCACACAGTTTGATTCGGTGTTCGGTGACGAGGTACACCTATTTAAGGCGAAGTCTCTGTCTACGATGATGGACAAGTGTATCAATGCCTCATATAGATTCGGTACGACAGGTACACTTGACGGTACGGAGACGAACAAACTTGTACTCGAAGGATTGTTCGGCCCAACCTATCAGGTGACCACGACTGTACAGTTACAGGAAGACAAGACACTGGCGGATCTGGATATCTCGGTATTGTTGTTACGATACCATAATGATATCTGTGAAATGATGAAAGACAAATCTTATCAGGAAGAGATTGACTACATAGTTACTAACCCCGACAGATTGCGGTTCGTCACGAATCTCGCCACATCTCAGGAAGGGAACACGTTAGTCTTGTTCCAGTTTGTGGAGAAACACGGTAAGTTACTTTATGATCAAGTGAAGGAGATGGCAGACGATGATCGTAAAGTATTTTATGTGTCGGGTGAGGTGGACGCCACCGATCGTGAACAAATCAGAGGAATAGTAGAGGGTCAGAAAAATGCAATCATTGTCGCAAGTCTTGGAACTTTTAGCACTGGTATTAATATTCGGAACTTGCATAATATCATTTTCGCTAGTCCTTCCAAGTCTCAGGTCAAAGTTCTTCAATCGATCGGACGAGGATTGAGAAAGTCAGATAACGATGCGACCACCAAATTATACGACATTGCCGATGACCTACATACTAAAGGACACAAAAATTTTACGTTAAAACATAGTGCGGAAAGAATTAAAATTTATACCAAAGAAGGATTCAGGTATAAAATCTATCCGATAAATTTGAAAGGGAAAAAAGATGATAAGTGATATCGACTTGTACGAAGTTAAACATCTGAAGTTATCTACAGGCGAAGAGGTTCTTGCCGAAATTATAGAAGAGACCGAATACGATCTTGTGGTCAAAAGGGCCTTGAGACTCCAGACGGATATTGCGAACGACAGAACTCGATACCATTCTTTCCGTCCCTTCATGACATACCAAGATGACCCAGAAATTTATAGTCTGATAAAAACCTTGCATGTTGTAGCAATAACTTATCCAGCGCCTGCCATGTTGAGACAGTATCAGGCATCTGTCAACGAGGTCGAAAAACTTAGAGCCGAAATGGAAGAAGAGACCACAGAACAACTCGAAAAGATCATGAAACAGATGGAAGATAATGTAAAGGAAAATACAGGTCTGAAAGATAGTGATGGGAGTAACGTTTTACCGTTCCCAACTATCCACTAAATTTACATGTACTGACTGGCAGAAGAGTGCTTCTATTATACAGTTCGGTGCAAACTTTGTCAAGCGAAAAGTGAAAAAATTATGAAAAAAGTAGGATTTACCTGTTCAGCATTTGATTTATTACACGCTGGACATGTCTCAATGTTAAGAGAGGCTAAGGATCAATGTGACTACCTTATATGTGGTCTACAGGTAGATCCTAGTCTCGATCGTAAAGAAAAGAACAAACCTATCCAAACTATAGTCGAACGATACACGCAGTTGAATGCTGTGGAGTATGTTGACGAAATCATACCTTATATCACGGAACAGGATCTAGAAGATATCTTGTCTATGTTACATATAGATGTACGGATCATTGGTTCGGAGTATAAGTCGGGTACGTTTACAGGTAGAGCGATATGTTCTTCCAGAGGAATAGAAATCTATTATAATCAAAGAGATCACCGATTCTCTACGAGTGATTTAAGAAACAGAGTTTGTATAAAAGAACTTGACTCTGATTCCAAATTGTGATATAATATGCATTAAATAGGAGTGATGTATAATATGAAACCAAAAGAAAAACCGCATTACGTAAATAACGCCGACTTCTCACAGGCGGTGGTTACTTATGTCAGTCATGCACGTATGTGTAAGGAAGCGGGAAAACCAAAACCAGTTGTACCTAACTACATCGCAGAATGTTTTCTGAAGATTAGTGAAGGATTGTCACACAAGGCAAACTTTGTCAGGTACACTTATCGTGAAGAGATGGTGATGGATGCAGTCGAGAATTGTCTGAAGGCAATCGAGAACTACAATCTAGAAGCTGCGACACGATCAGGTAAACCAAATGCATTCGCATACTTCACTCAAATTACATGGTATGCATTCCTACGTAGGATCCAGAAAGAAAAACGTCAACAAGATATCAAGATGAAATATATCGCAGAGGCAGGAATCGAGAACTTCCTTGATCTGACTCATGATGACGGTAACACCGACTACAGTAATGTTCTACCCTTTGTTGACATACTACGACAACGTATTGATGTTGTTAAGTCTGCCGATGCAGAGTTCAAACAGTATGCCAAGGAAGAGAAGAAACAACGTAAGAGACGGGCAGTAAACGTTGACTCTGATTTGACTGGACACTTTACTGAATAAGTGCTTGACATTATACTGCCCACGTGGTATAATGTCACTTATATTTTAATAGTAATAGGTATATTATGAAATTAGCGATCTTAAATGATACGCACTGTGGTATTCGTAATTCATCTGACATCTTTATGGACTATCAAGAGAAGTTCTATAGAGATGTCTTTTTCCCATACCTTCTAGAGAATGATATCAAACAGATCATTCACCTTGGGGACTACTACGATAACCGTAAGACGATCAACTTCAAGGCACTGAAACACAACCGCAAAATCTTTCTAGAGAAGTTGCGTGAGTATGGTATCACGATGGATATCATTGTCGGTAACCACGATGCCTACTTCAAGAACACCAACGAACTGAACGCACTCAAAGAGTTACAAGGTCACTACATGAATGAGGTGAATGTAATTCTGGACAATACTGTCATGCGTTATGGTAAGATGGATATGGCATTGGTTCCTTGGATTACACCAGAGAACGAGAAGGACACACTAGACTTCCTTGCGAACTGTAAGGCAGATATTGTTGGCGCACACCTAGAGTTGGATGGGTTCGAGATGTCCAAGGGTATTCCGTGTCACGGTGGCATGAGTATGTCTCACTTTGAAAGATTCGACATGGTTCTGTCAGGACACTTCCACACTCGTTCGTCACAGAATAACATCCACTATCTCGGTTCACAGATGGAGTTCTTCTGGTCTGATTGTGACGACAAGAAATACTTCCACGTTCTTGATACTGAAACAAGAGAACTGACCCCAGTTCACAATCCAGTCACGATCCACAAGAAGGTTTACTACGATCACGAGAAGATGAACAAGTTCGAAGATCTGCGTTATCTTGAAGATCACTTTGTCAAGATGATCGTTGTGAACAAAGGCGACCCATACAAGTTCGAACGATTTGTAGATCGTGTACAGAGTATGAAGATTCACGAACTAAAGATTGCAGAAGACTTCAAAGAGTTTAGTGGAGATGCGGTAAACGATGATGCGGTGAGTGTAGAAGATACCGAGACATTGATGTATAATTACATTGATGCTGTACATACGGATCTGGACAAGGATCGGATCAAAAAAGAAATCAATTCATTAATGAAAGAAGCGCAAAGCACAGAAATTGCCTAGGAGAATAGGATGAACGGAAAGAAAGCGAAGTTAATGCGAAAGGCTGGTATTAACAGAAAGTCTGACAAGAGAAACTATCAGGCGATGAGTCACCAGAATAAAGGAATGTTTGGGGACGTGGTCGAGGAGATCTCTAAACAAGGAGGCAAACTCCAGAATGTCAAATAGTAATTGGCATGGCGGTAAAGGTTCTAAACAAAGACCCACCGACCGTGAGAAGTATAATGATAATTACGATGCGATCTTTAGGAAGAAAGATAAACCAAGTGCGGTTGATGATGCAGCCGATGTTAACTCGCAATACATAAATCACTGGTTGAAAAAACCACCAGAAGAAAAGGAAGAAGAATAATGTTTACCAAGTTTTGGTTAGGAAGAATATGGAATCTGGACTTACGCAACGGAATAGGCTTCGACATCGAATTCGTTGATAGTAAGTTGGTCTGGACAATGAACTCACTTACCGAGGAACCAGAACCTCGTCAATTTTATGGAACAGTAATACTCATACCGTTCTTTATCATCAATGTCGGAAGACTGATTGCTGAAGAAGAATAATCCTTGACTTTTTGATATGGATAGTGTATAATACGTACCTATGATTAAATTTGAAAAACTCCGATTCAAGAACTTTTTAAGTACTGGAAACAATTTCACTGAAATTGATTTCGTTCATTCATCTACTACTCTTGTGGTGGGACACAACGGTGCGGGCAAATCAACGATGTTGGATGCCCTGTCGTTCGGTCTATTTGGGAAACCACATCGCAAGATTTCTAAACCGCAGTTGGTCAACACTATCAACAACAAAGGCACACTTGTTGAGGTAGAGTTTTCTGTTGGTTCTCAGTCGTACAAGATTATTCGGGGTATCAAACCGAACATCTTTGAGATCTGGGTCAACGGTAATATGATCAATCAGAACTCACACGCAAAAGAATATCAACAGGTTCTAGAGAAAAATATTCTGAAGTTGACTCACAAGAGTTTCCACCAGATTGTTGTTCTCGGATCAAGTTCTTTTGTACCGTTTATGCAACTGGCGTCTGGTGCAAGACGTGATGTAATTGAAGACCTTCTAGACATTGGTGTGTTCTCTAAGATGAACGGACTACTGAAAGAGAAGATGGGCGTACTGAAGGACGAGGTACGCAATGCGACTCACAGTCTAGAGATGGCAAAAACAAAGATCAACGCACAGAAGAAATACCTACGTGATCTCAATGCCGTGAATACCGCATACCGTAAAGAGAAAGAAGATAAGATCTCTGAAATAAATGCGGAGATCACTGAGTTACAGGAACGCAATACTAAACTTAGTGGAGACATCACGGAGAGACAACCTCCGTTAGAGGCAGACATTGCGAAACTGGTGAAGGATCGTAGTGAACTCAGTTCGTACATGGCGACATTCAAGACACAGATAAAGGCAGTTGTAAAAGAGTCCAAGTTCTTTGAGGAGAACGATATCTGTCCTACATGTGATCAGGACATCGGTGAAGATCTGAAGAAAGAAAAGATCGAGAAGTCTAAATCACGTGCGAAGGAACTGAACGATGCGATGGTCGAGGCAGACAAGAAAGAGAAAGACTTCTTATCTCTTGCTGACTCATACGAAGCGATGATGGAAGCGGTACGTAACTGGCAAAACGAACTCAATAACAACAACCAGACTATTTCTCGTTTACAAAATAACATTACATCTATCCAGTCTGACCTCACAAAGATGCAAGGAGAGACTGGTGATCTAGAGAAGGCAAACCGTGAGTTAGAAACTCTGCGTGAGTCTGAACTGACTCTGACCGAGGATAAGTTCAAACTGAACGAACAGATGGCCTACAACCAAGTGAATGCGGAACTACTGAAAGATACTGGTATCAAGACCAAGATTATCAAACAGTATATTCCTGTAATCAATCAGTTGACTAACCAACACTTGCAGACTCTAGATTTCTTCGTACACTTTGATCTGGACGAATCTTTCCAAGAGACTATCCGTTCACGTCATCGTGACTCGTTTACATACGACTCATTCTCGGAAGGTGAGAAACAACGTATTGACTTGTCTCTACTATTTACTTGGAGACAGATTGCGAAGATGAAGAATTCAGTTGCCACCAACCTACTAATTCTGGACGAGACTTTTGACTCGTCTCTGGATGATGAGGGTGTTGACAACTTGATGAAGATTATCAACAGTCTGGGTGAGGACACCCATGTGTTTGTAATCTCACACAAAGGCGAACTAGAGGATCATTTCTTTGATAGACGATTAGAGTTCTTCAAAGATAAAAACTTCTCTAAAGTTAAGACTGCGGCCTAATAAGTTATGATATTATGCTTGACAAACCATACCATAACGTGTTATAATATGCAATATAAACCCGATCAATCTAGGTAATAATTATGGAACTATCTGATAAAACATTAAACGTACTCAAGAATTATGCGAGTATCAACCCCAACATTGTCTTTCAAGAAGGCAATACACTCAAGACCATTTCGGTTGCTCGTAATGTGATGTCACAAACGTCACTAGAGGAAACTATGCCATCTCAGTTTGGTATCTATGACCTCAACGAGTTTCTGTCGGTACTATCTCTTGTGGATAAACCACACCTAACATTCTCGGACGATTATGTTACTGTCGGTGATTCTACTGGTCGTAGTAAGATCAAGTACTTCTTCTCTGATCCTGATATGTTGACTGCCCCTAATAAGGACATCATCATGCCTGAAGCGGATGTTAGTTTTGTACTAGATACTGACACACTAGGAAAAGTAAAACGTGCGGCTGCCGTACTAGGACACAGTGAGATCTCGATCAAACCATCTGGTGGCTCTGTTCAGTTATCTGTTGTTGATAGTAAAGATGCCACGTCTAATGCATTTTCTATTGACGTAGAAGGTTCTTACCCAGAAGGCGCAGAGTTTGCGTTTGTTCTGAATGTAAATAACCTGAAAGTCGTTAACGAAGACTTCGATGTAAACATCAGTAAGAAACTGATCTCACAGTTCAAGTCAAAACAATCTAACCTAGAGTACTTTATTGCACTCGAAAAAACATCAACTTATGGAGCATAAAATGTCAGATCAAGAACAATTGAATGATTTAGCAAACCGTGTCGCACGATCAACCGTTGCGGTAATAGATACAGTGGTACAACGTGGTGGATTTAAGGGTGAAGAACTCACCACCATCGGACAACTTCGTGACCAAGCAGTTCAAGTGATTAATTTAGTTGAAGCTGCAACAGGTGACGGAGAAGTAGAGGAGTAAAGTGATGGACTATACTTTCCTTGAGACTGTCGCTCTCCTTTTAGGTGTCACTATTATGATCTATATGGTTGTGGAGAAATTTTTCCCAACCGAAACTGTAGATGATAAAAAGAAAAACGCTGGTGTCAAAGTAGACTATAACAAACTTACCAAACCGCAACTATTAGATGCGGCTAAGGCAAGAGGGTTAAATGTCACCAGTAAGATGAACAAAGCACAGATCATTAGTGTTCTAAAAGAATCTTGATCGGCTGGGCAATGGGGGAAGTCCTTAAAGACAATGTCGAAGAACCCCTTGACTTTCTATACAGAATACTGTATAATACTATTTTATCATGGAGAACTAAATGTCTACTGACTTCCTTTGGGTCGAGAAGTATCGACCACAAAAAATCTCTGACACTATCCTGTCGTCAGAACTAAAGAAAACATTTCAAAAGATTGTAGACAATGGGGAGATCCCCAACATGATGTTTACTGGTACGGCTGGTACTGGTAAAACAACTGTCGCAAAAGCAATATGTAACGAATTAGGTTTAGACCACATTGTGATCAATGGATCGGAAGACGGTAACATTGATACACTCCGTGGTAAGATCAAACAGTTCGCCTCATCCATCTCTCTCTCAGGCGGCTACAAAGTCGTAATTCTGGATGAGGCGGACTACCTTAATCCGCAATCCACTCAACCCGCTTTGCGTGGATTCATAGAAGAGTTCTCTGACAACTGTCGGTTTATTCTTACCTGTAATTTCAAGAACAAGATTATCGAACCACTACACTCACGATGCAGTGTATACGAGTTCACCAACTCTAAGAAAGTTCTTGCAGATTTGTGTGGTCAGTTCATGGGACGTTTGTCCAAGATCCTAGATGACGAGGGTGTTGCATACACCAACGAAGTCGTGGCAGAACTGATCATGCGATATGCCCCCGACTGGAGACGTGTCCTCAACGAGGCACAACGTCACTCTATCGGTGGTTCGCTGGAGGCGAGCGTACTAGTATCAAATGGTACTGGTGCATACGAGGATTTGTACTCTTACCTGAAGGGTAAGGATTTCAAGAAGATGCGTTCATGGGTGGTCAATCACATTGACCTAGAACCAGCTGCCATCTATCGTGGTATCTACGATTCGATGGAAGGTAAGGTGGCGTCTAACTCTATACCGCAACTTGTTTTGATCCTTGCTGATTATCAATACAAGAATGCATTTGTTGCAGACCACGAACTCAATCTGGTTGCGTGTCTCACAGAATGCATGGCAAACGTGGAGTACGTTTAATGGAAGTACATGTAGTAACAATGTTAGAACGTGGTGGTAGCACTGGTTATCCTAGAACTACCGAGAGAGCATATATCGCTGGAGTCTTCGATGACTTGAAACAGGCGATCACTGCTGGAGAGATCGAAGAGTCGTGGCAAGACAACCATTACTGTTATACGATCACCAAACATGAACTAAATACCTGTGAGAACTGGCAAGATAAACTTGCCTATTCGGACGAACAAGGTACTCAGTTGACCATGAGATTAGAAAACGAGCATGTTGCGTTTTAAAAGTCTTTGGAGACTATGGGCAAAATCCCTTGGAGAGAAAGAGGGAACGACTGACCGAGAGGCGGATATGATTGCTATGATTCGGTCGGTCGTAGTTCTGGTCAACTTTATAACTTGTTTTTTCATTTGCGCTGGCGTAATAAGGCACTGGTATGGATAAATGGGAAAATGCATTTATGGAGACCGCAGAAACATTTGCGAAACTCTCTAGTGCAAGAAGATTAAAAGTTGGTGCGGTTATTGTAAAGGATAATCGTATCATCTCTATTGGGTATAATGGTATGCCCTCTGGTTGGGATAACAACTGTGAGAACGAACTGAAGTGGCCTAATGGTGACATTCAGTTCCTTGAAACCAAACCAGAAGTATTACATGCAGAGGCGAATGCAATAACAAAGGTTGCAAAAAGTTCCGAATCATGTTATAATGCTGACATATACACAACGACCGCACCCTGTTTGGAGTGCGCTAAACTAATATATCAATCTGGTATCAAGAAAGTATACTGGAGAACACCACACCTAAGATCTACCGATGGACTAGAGTTCTTAGAAAAATGTGGCATGGAGATAGAACAAATATGAGTCCATTTCAATTTGTAAATGAGATTACATTCGGTAAGAAGGACGTGATGGTTGACCCCGACATGGAGAAGAAGTATGTTCCGTTCATGGTCAATCGCAGTCTATCTTACTTCACTGACACTGTTCATATGGCGAATGAGATGAACAGATACCATCACCTTGACAAAAAGTTACAATTTCAGTTTTTACTAAATATAGTTAGGAAAAAGAAACGGTTTTCCAAATGGGTCAAACCCACAACTGATAGTAACGTTGACGTGATAAAAGAGTATTATGGATATAGTAATGAAAAGGCCATTCAAATCCTACCTCTCTTATCTACCGATCAACTTAACATAATAAAAAATAAGGTGAATAAAGGTGGAAGAAAATAATATTGTCGAATGGAGTGTTTCCAAGATGTTGGAAGTCACCTTGTCGGAACCAGATGACTTTTTGAAGGTAAGAGAAACTCTTACTCGAATTGGCGTGGCGTCTCGCAAGGAAAATAAATTATTTCAAAGTTGTCACATTTTGCACAAACAGGGAAGATACTTTATTGTGCATTTCAAAGAATTGTTTATGTTGGACGGTAAGAAGTCTAACCTCGAACTGTCGGACATTCAAAGAAGAAATACAATCGCAACACTACTCGCAGATTGGGGACTGGTAGAAATACAGACACCCGAAGTTGCATCTGACTGTGCGCCAATGCGCCAGATCAAAATTATCAATTTTAAGGAGAAAGATAATTGGGAACTATGTCCCAAATATAATATAGGTAACAAGTGATGGAATTTTTTGGTATATTTCAGGGCGATGATAAGGAAGATTGCATAGCAGAGAAGAGACCTTTCCAAGGCAAACTTCCTATTGAGATGACATATGACTGGAATCAGTATATGTACATGTTGGATACTCACCCCAAAGAAGGTCTAGACAAAAATTCACGGAAGTTTCGGATTGGTCTAAACAATTTTCATGCTAGACCATCCGCACCAATGTTCGCAAAACAGATCGAAGCAGAAATGCAAGATGTGTTTGCGTTACATGGAAACAAGATCACAAATATATCTTTTAGTGGTTTTGGGACAAACTCTGACAGTTACCCATGGCACAAAGATAAGATGGATGTGTTCTTGGTTCAAGTTATCTCTACGGTGAAACTAAAAGTCGAAGGTGTTAATAATGACGAGTTCTTTGACTTCAAGCCAGGAGATTACGTATGGATTCCCAGAGGCACTTATCACCAAGTTGTTCCCCAGATAAGTAGGGTAACATTTAGTTTTGGAGTCGAGGGAGATCCAGACCCATCAATATATTTCTAGGTCATTACATTTAGTTATAATCTTTATCAGAGATATGTTGATGTATAAATAACGGCGGATATGCGAAATGGTTCGGTATCCGTTTTAATCTTGCTTTTTCAAAGGAGAAAAAATATGACTAACTTAAAAGCATCACAACTATTTCCACGAGCGTCCTTTGTAGGATTTGACCATCTTCTAGATGAACTTGACTTTGTAGCGAGGCATGCCAAGGATAATTATCCACCTCACAACATTGTTAAGAGATCCGACACAGAGTACTCGATCGAACTGGCACTTGCTGGATTCGAGGAATCCGATCTGGATATAGAGCAGAAAGAAAGATCGTTAAACGTCAGAGGTGAGAGTAAGCAATCCGAAGAAGGTGAATATCTTCATAAGGGTATCTCTACCAAGAAGTTTAGACGGACTTTCCGCTTAAGTGAATATGTCGAAGTAGACGGAGCTTCTTACAATAACGGTATTCTTGTAATTAATTTAAAGGTAGTGTTACCAGAAGAGAAGCGTCCTCGTAAAATTTCTATCAGTTAATTTTTCGAGGTTAAGTATGAAAGCCCTAAGAGACCGTTCTTTACGGTCATCATATGATTGGGTGTTAGAGACTTTGGTTTTCATTACAAGTTTTGTAGTGACAGCATTGTGTCTTGCTCCACTCGTATAATATAAAATCGGGGGGTAGAAATACCCCCCAACTATATAATGGTCTATGAGTAAAATAAAGTTCTATCAAATCGTGATGTCCGATAATCCAATCTCTATGGAGTATCACGAGTTATCTAAAAAGTCGTTTGAACCTGTCAATGATATAATCGAGATTGTACCATTCGAGGCAATCACGCCCCACCACCCAGACTTCGAAGAACACGAATCCAAATACAACTGGCAACATTTATTGTCACATGATAGTAAACGTAATACTAAAAAATTTGACAAACCACACTCACCAACCGAAAGGGCGGGTATGTGTTCTCATTGGGAACTTATAAGACAACGTAGTCTTACCGATGAACCATTTTTCGTAACTGAACACGACACTTACCTTAGACCCGAACGAGAAGAGACTTTTAGATTAATTCTAGAGTTAT